AAAATTGTACTTTATTAATTGAACGAAAAGGCTTTCCGAATAATCCAAAAGTAAGAGCATCAAGTATAGTAGATTTACCAGCGCCATTGTCCCCAATAATAAGAGTGCGGGACGATTTATCTAGAAGAACTTCTGTAAACTGATTACCAGTTGATAATAAATTCTTCCATCGAATTTTTTTAAAATATATCAAAACTTAATACATGCCTCAGATAAATAATGTACAAAAGCCTCAGCGGCATCAACCACTTCTTTTTCTGCTTGTAAAATTCTAGCACTATAGATATCTAACATTGACCATTCTCTTTCTCGTTTTCCATTTTCCATTACAATTTTATGTTTCTTTAAATTTTCAAGGGCATCTTTCAGGGTTTGATGTGTACTATTAACCGTCTGAATAGTCATTAGTACTCTTTTAATAGTTGGGGTTTTGTTTCATGCTCAAATTTATAATCAAGACTTTTTAAACTATCCTTTATAACAATACCACACAATTTATTCAATGTAATATTTCTCTCATGGGCCGCAAGGGCCAATTTTAAAAGATCTTTATCAGGAAGTTCTATTGTTACTGCTGCTTCTATTTCATCTTCTAGTACGATTCCTCTACTTTTTTTCTCTCTATCCCTTTGTCGCACTATTTCATCCATGTCATAATTGGACATTTTTTTCCTCTCTTTCTTTTTTTGCAGTCTTTCTGCATAGGTTTCTATCATATTGTTTCCACAGAAAGTGCTTCAGTATATAATGAATTCATTAAAATGTTTAAATCTTCCTTATAAGTAACATTCAATCCTTCAATATACTTATTTAAAATTGTAAGAGTATCTTCTGCTTCATCTACCAATTCTGAGTCATCCATCATTTCTAAATCTGAATGATTTTCGACAACAGAAATATCTCCAGCATCAGCAGCATAAATTTTATCTAGCATAGTATCAAACACAAAGGGATTATTCTTTTTATTTACTACTACCTTGACATAAGCACCTTCATACTTACTATAATCTTTTTGTGAAATAGTTTCAAGTGTTTCATTAGTATCATCATAATAGATTTTATAAAACATATGAAATGGATTTTCTATAAATTCTAATGAGCGAGTTTCAGTATCAAAAATATGAAATCCTCTTGAATCTTGATAATCGCTCCATGTAATTTCATATGGATTGCCTAAGTATGTAATATTTTCTTGAGTGGACTTATGATGAAAATGCCCACTATATACTATGTCAAACTTTTCAAATACCTTAGAATCTAATCCTTCAATATTCCATGCCCCACGATGCATTTCAAATCCCTTAACTGATAAATGACCCATTAAAATTTGAGCTTTAGCTTTATTTATAGCATCTAAACATTCATCATAATTTTCCTCACATATCCAAGGCATCATCAAAATTTTGCAACCATCAAACTCCACTTCTCTAGGTGAATCATACATCCACGGCTCACATTCTCGCTCATAAGTAGAAAACAATTCTGACACGCTATTTACTTTATTAGTATTTTTGTAAAAAGTATCATGATTCCCTATAATAATATGAGTATCTACCCCCATTCTCCATAATCGGTCTACAAAATTCTCTCTTAAATCTTTTAAAATCCTAAAATTAATATACTTTCTTCGGTCTACTAAATCTCCTAAATGAATACAAGTTTTAATATTATGATCTTTCAAATATGGAAAAAATACATCATCATAAAATTTACTAAAATAATTCATAAATGAACTAGAATCATTTCTAGCTCCCCAATGAGTATCAGTAATTAATGCTATGCGCATGCGGTTTCTCCCATAAAAAAATCCAATGAACCGGGCTCTTGTTTCTTTATTGCCTTTTTCTTTTTATTTTTTTCAAACGTATCAATAAATTCATGCATATTAGTTTTAAAATCAGAAGAAACATCTGGTGGTTGATAAAATTCGGCCTCTTCTTGAGATGTTAAGTCGTGATTTTCTATTGCTTTATATTTGATATATAACTGTTTCTTTTCTTTTTGAATTCTTCTAATAAAAGCATAATATATTATTTGAGTAAAATAAGCAAATGGATTGGTTGATTTTTCGGGGTTAAAATTATGAATATACTGCAAGCAATTTTCTATACCATCTGATATCATATCATCTTTGAAAGCATAATTAATAAAATTTGGTCTAAATGATAATCTTTGCGCTATCTTCATAAAACATTCTCCAATATACTCTGGAACTGGCGGTGGGATTTCATCTTTAAGTTTAGCGGCTGCTACTCCGTCCCTATGCTTGATCATTTCTTCTAAAAATTTACTATTATCAATATAGTGAATTGTTTTTTTCTTTGCCTTTGCCTTTGCCATAATAACTCCTTTTTTTCATTATGTTTTCAACTATTATAACATATTATAAGAAAAAGTCAAGCAGCAAAGAAATGCTTGACAAATCAAACTTAGTATGATATAATAAGCGTGCTAACAATGATTTGTATTAATTTAGCAGCGCATTATCATCATCTAAATTTTCTAATAATTCTGATATATCGCTCTTCTTTTTTTTACTTTCAACCAGCTCTACTTCCACCATTTCTTTTACAGCATTAGTATAGAATATTTGCATTTTTGGTTCCAAATCAGCTATTGAAATTATTGATTTTGTAGCAAGAGGAATCATTGCTTGTTGTGTAAAAGGAATCCATCTGCATAATCCAATTCCCATCTCACCCTCTTCTTCTTTGTCAATTACCTTAACCGCCATTGGACATTGTAATTGTAAAAATCCAGATTTCTTAGCATTATCATTTACTTCAACTTTAGCAAAAATAACTTCTCCATAATCCAATTTTATAACTTTAAGGCCATCCATTTATACCTTTATTGAAATTTTATAAATTGCTGAGTTAAATTTTTCTTCTTTATACATTTTCATTCTTTCATTAAAATGAAGCAATGTATAATTTTGATAAGATTGATAACTAAGATCGTCTGCAATATCATACAAGGTTGCTATTTCCTTTTTTTCGGTCTTTCTTAGGGCCCTACCTATTGACTGAAGATTTCTAATACGACTCTTAGAAGGAGAAGCGAAAATAATGTTATGAAGATTCCGAATGTTGATGCCGGTACTGAATACCCCATAACTTGCCACGATGATGGCATCTTGTTCTTTTTCAACAATTGCTCTGACTTTTTCTCTGGTGTCGGCATCTGTGCCCCCAAATACGAAAAAAATTGTCCTTTCGTTGGCATTTATTTCCTCCTTAATCATATTGTAAAGTATACGTCCATGTTTTTCAACAAAACGAAATAAAAGAAGAGTATTGTGTTTTAAATCTATAACTAAATTTTTTATAAATTTATTTCTAGCTTCGCAATTAATTAAAAAATTTAATTCATCTTGATATTCAGCATTTTTATATTCTTTCCGAATTGCTTCTGGATAATTAAGAATTAATGCTTTAACTATAAAGGGAGAAAGTTGTTTTTTTCTAATTAAATCACTAGTTGAAGTTACTTTTTTGACCTTTCCAAATAATCCCTCTAATACTAATTTGTGTGTTTGGGAATCATCAAGAGTTCCAGTAGTTCCGATTCTGTATGAAGCAGTAATACACTTAGTCATAATAGCAGTAAGTGATTTTGATTTGAACCCATGAGCTTCATCTCCAAATACTGCTTGATATTGCTTAAAATAATTTGTATCTAGTTTATATAGGGATTGCCATGTAGATATAGTAACTAATTTCTTTGTGCTCTTATCCTGTCCAGCATATACCATATGACAATTAGATTCAGCATCCCAACCATAATCTTTAAAATCACCAAGCATTTGTAAAACTAAAGAAGTAGTTGGTACAATTATAAGAGTTTTTAAATTCAAATATCGAATCAACATATAAATTATAAGTGATTTGCCAGAAGCGGTTGGTGATACTAAAAGACATTTACGAAATGTTAAAGCATGCTTCAATGAATCTATTTGATACTCGCGTGGAGTAACCGGCAAATTTAATAATTCAATAAAATCGCCAATTTCTATCGGGGTGATTTTTAATTTTGGGTCAAGAACAACTGAATAGTTTCTTTTTTTAGCAAAATTACATACATAAGAAATTAATCCACCATATATTTGCTTATTATAAACATTAAAAAGCCTAATTTTGCCATCCCAAATCTTTTTTCTAAAAGAAGGCATAAAAGTATGCCCCGGCACAGTAAAAGTAAAATAATCACTTAGCTCTTGAGCTATAGATGGTTCACAATTAATCTTTATGTATACTTCATCTTTTTTAATGATTTCTAAAGTATCATACTGCGCCTGATGTGAACCTACGCCAGTCAATTGCATTTTTGATTAGAAAATTCCTGTTATTAAGTGTTTTGA